CTGTAGCACTGATAACACGCCTGAGATATGCCGGGAGTACGGAGCGGAGGTTTTTTACTCTGACCGCTCATATTGGGGTACAGATGAACTAAAACAGCGCAAATTATTGTGGAGTTTGGCAGTTAGCGAAGCAAGGCATGGTGATTGGATACTCTGCCTTGATGCCGACGAAACCATAGTGAGTCCTGACTTACTCATCACAGCCATTAAACTGGCCAACCACCACGGTGCTGAGGGAATAGCCTTTTCCTTGTACGACATGTGGAGTCCGACCCATTACCGGGATGATGAACTTTGGAATGCCCACCTTAGAGACTGGGTAATGTGTGTGAAGGTTCATAAACAGCGGGACTATGTATGGCGTAAAACACCTTTGCACTGTGGTCGGTTCCCGGTAAATGCCTGTACTGCCATGGTAAGCACTGGAATTAAGATACAGCACTGGGGATGGAGCAGACCGGAGGATAGGCAAATGAAGTATCAGCGGTACATGGGGGCAGACCCGGAAGGGGAAAGTGGCAGTTTGGTGCAGTATAGGAGCATTTTGGATCCTAATCCAAACCTAAAGGAGTTCACCTTATGAAAATCCTCATAGCGGCCCCTGTGCGCCAAGACGAGGAAACATTCAAGTTATATCTTCAATCGCTGGATAAACTGGAAATACCGGACGGAGTGACGGTTGACAGGTTTTTTGTTTTGCACAACTCTGAAAACCTGATTCCCTATATGGGGAAGGTTTACGGCATCCTTGAAACCAAGGACGATTACCCGAGAGATAAAGAGTCCCATGTGTGGACAACCAAGAACATACTGAACATTATCAACATGAAAAACGCCATAGCACAATATGTGATCCATCATGGCTATGATTATGTGTTCATGGTTGACACAGACCTGATTCTGCACCCTAAAACGCTTGTAACCTTGCTAGAGGCCAAGAAAGACATTGTAGCCGAGATATTCTGGACACGATGGGTGCCAACTGGCGACATGCTTCCCAACTGCTGGCTATATGACAGCTATAAGGGTGTGACTGATAGCAACGTTCGCCAATGGATTAAGCCAGGGCTTTACCGAGTGGGAATGACCGGGGCCTGCATACTGATTCACCGGATGGTTTTTGAGGCCGGGGTAAATTACAACGAGATATACAATATTTCATACTCCGGTGAAGATAGATTCTTCGGTATCCGCGCAGCATGTGCCGGTTTTGACATTTGGATAGACACTCATTACCCCTGCATCCACCTTTACCGACAAAGTGAGTTGGAAAAATACAAACGAGGAGAGCTAAGTCACTCATTACAGGAAATAAAATAACCGGGCCTAACGGCCCATTTTTTATGCCTCACCACGGGCAGAAAGGGGATTTACCCAATGGATGAAACCGCGGCCAACCAGAGCCAAGAAAGCACGACCCAGGAGACAACTACACAGGAAACTACACAAGATACTACCCAGGTGCAAACCCAAACTGATAATACCGCTCAGACTACGGAGAGCACCCAGGAACAGACACAAACAGCCCCGTTCTTGAAAATCAAGTACAACAAGGACGAAGTTCCTCTCACCATGGAGGAGGCCCAGACATTGGCCCAAAAGGGCATGAACTACGACAAGGCCGTCGAGAGGGCAAGGCAAGAGGCCAGGGACAGCCTTATAGCGAGCTACGGCTATGAGTGGAACGGTAAACCAATCACCACTGAAGCCGAGTACAATCAGGCGTTGAGGGAAAAGGAACTCTATGACAATTTGCAGTCAAAGAACCTTCCCGATGACGTGGTGCGGGAACTGGTCGAGAACCGTAAGTTTAGGGAGCAGTTTGAGCAGGAAAGGCAAGGCGCCCAAACCAAGGCGCAAAAAGAACAGGATATGCTCAACTTCCTGCAGCAGTTCCCAGGCGTTAAGCCCGAGGAAATACCTCAAGATGTTTGGCAGGAGTTTAATAATGGGAGATCCTTGGTAGATGCTTATACCAGGCACGAAAACAAGGCTCTCAGAGAACGTGTTGCCAAGCTGGAAGAAACAACCCAAGCCAGAGAAAAGAACAATCAAAACGCACAGACAAGCCCCGGATCTGTTACCGGAAACGGCAGTGTGCCCACGGGTTACTATTCCAGGGAGCAAGTTGAAAAGATGGACCCCAAGGAGGCTGCAAAACCCGAGGTTTATAAGGCTATCATGGAGTCCATGAAGTCATGGAAACGAAAGGAGCAATAAAACATGAGTGTAAATAACTTTATTCCAACCATTTGGACGGCAACCATGCTTAAAGAGCGTGACCGCAAGCATGTTGCCATCAACAACTGCAACCGTGACTATGAAGGCGAGATCAAAAACAAGGGCGATAAGGTGAAAATCAACAGCATCGGCGAGATCGATGTCAACGACTACACCAAAAACAACTTCGCCACTGGCCTGACCCTGCAGACCCTGGACGATGCGTCCACCATGCTGGAGATCACTCAGGCAAAGTATTATCACTTTGCGGTGGATGATGTTGACAAGGCTCAGGCCAACCAAAAGGTAATGAACGAGGGCATGAGAAAGTCTGGACTGAAACTCAATGATATCGCTGATCAGTTTATCTTTGCCAAGTATGGGGAAGCAGGGAACACTGTGACCGCCACCATCACTTCGGCCAATGTAGCCAGCACTATTATAGCAGCCATACAAAAGCTGTTTGAAAATGATGTGCCGGAAGGCGAAGAAATGGCCCTGGAGGTATCCCCGCAAGTTTACAGCAAGCTGGTACTTGCCAAAATCGTAAAGGATACCGACAACAGCGATACCATAAAGAACGGCAAGGTGGGCCGGTTTATGGGTGCAACCATCTACCTGTCCAATAACATTGTTCAGTCCACTACTCTGAGCCATTGCCTGCTCCGTACCAAACAGGCCATTTCATTCGCTGAGCAACTTGTCAATACAGAAGCCTACAGGCTGACCAGTGAGGGTTTCGGCGATGCAGTCAAAGGCCTGCACCTTTACGGGGCCAAGGTTATTAAGCCCAAGGAAATGGTTCACCTGGCGCTTACCGCCGGTTCAGAAACCTCAATTTAACTGGAAAGGAGACTGATATAAAATGACTCAAGCACTTACCGCAACCACTGCAGTCAGGGATAGTTCGGCGGCCTTTAGCCTCCATGCAGCACAGGATGTAAACACGGTGGATTTTGCGTCTATCCAGAATGAAAAAATTGTGATTATAGCCAGAAACACCAATGATGCTGTTGCTGTGGAAACTGCCACCATTACCATTTCTCCCGGTGGGTTCTGGCGCAAAGACCTTGGAACGCTGACTGTTGAATTGGCAGATGCTAACTCCATGAAGCAGATCGGCCCCTTGGACTCCGCAAGGTTTAAGGGCACCAATGGCCTTGTCACCATCAACGTGTCAGTGACTCAATCCGGCACCGTCTCCAGCGTTCAGCTTGGGATAGTTAATCTTCCGTAACACCGGGGGCTTCGGCCCCCCTTAATTCTTTAAAAAAGAGGTGAGAGTATGAGGTACAAGTTTTTCGGTGAGTCTGAATTAAGTGTAATGGATTCTCAGACCGGTAATCCCCTGTTCAAGTTCGACAAGCAGGGCGAATTGATTCTGAGCGATGACAATCCTTTTCTTGAAAGGATGATGATCCACTACAAGCACGAACCGATAGAGGAGGTGAAAATTAATGACAAACCAACTGGAGGCAATCCTATACAACCAAATAGCAAAAGGGTGGGTAGTAAAAGATAGTCAGGATAACTCTGCTGCCACTGCTACAAAAGCCGCCGAAACAGACAAAACCCATATTTTAACCGGAGTATCCGCCAGCTTTAGTGGGACGGTCACAAAACTTTTGCAAATTAAGGACGGGGATACGGTTATTGCCGAACATTACGTGGTTAACGCTGCCGTCATACCATTAAGCGTTAGGGCTACCACCGGCAATGCTGTTTCCGCTGTTTTGGCGGCCTCCGGGACAGGCGGGACAGTCGGCAAAGTTAATCTGACAGGATTCACCGTTTAGTAACTCCCACGAAAGGGGGGTTTTATTTTTGACCTCAGACGTAATTATTGACCACTGCCTTCGGGCGATAGGTGAAAACGATCCTGCAAATCCGGTTTATATGACAAGGGTTTTGTGTTTGTCGCACATTAATGATGTTTACCAGAACCAGATCGGAGAAAGACTGCGTAGGCTGGCTACTTATACATATAATGCCAGCGATGCCGCGCACACCATAACAAGTGGAGTAGCTTCCTTGCCGTCAGATTTCATAAAGCCTTCGCGGGTATATGACGGAACGGCGGATGATGGCACGCTTTTAAAGCAGATACGGGACATCGCCGTTAAAGTTGATGACGACAGCGACATGCAACAATATCTTATTGCTAATGAGACAACCATATGGTTCTTTGGGTTAACACCTGCAAACACCGTTAATATGTACTATTATCAAAAACCAACCGCCGTTACTGACTCCAGCAGTTCAAGTCCCTCAGCATTAAAGGCTAAGTTCCACTATGATGCTTTTACAACTTATATACGATTCATCCGCGCCAAGGAGCTAAATGAAAATAATACCGCCATGAGCCTTGGTGTTGTATTCGAGGGCATTCTCGATGAAATAGAATATGCCCATTCTGCCGGTCTTGACGACGACGAGCCTAGGCAGATAAGGGATGTGTATGGCAGTGGCTTACAGTAAACTAACAAGAAATTTAAAATTTGATGCTGACGGAGCAAAGCCCCTTGCCGTCCCCCAACAAAATTGGCAGGGGGTTAACTATGTGGATGAGGCATCAGCCATGCAGCCGATACAAGTCCCTTACGCCAAGAATGTGGACCTGGGCGATCCTATCGGCGGGGCCAAGAAAAGAGACGGTACGGAATTACTGTTCGCCTCTCTTGGTTCTGGCGGCATGAAGGGGCTTCACTGCTGGAAACACAGTTCCGGGGATATTCTCCTGGGCGCATGGGGCACAGTATTGTATAACCTTGCTGGAGGCTCCGGCAGTATCGCAAAAACCTCTCAGGCTGATTGGCAAGCTGGTACAATAACTGATATTGAAACCGGTTCAAGTCCGGGAGATATGAAATTATGCCGCAACTATTCAGCTACTGCCACCGCTACCGCAGATTTTAGTGGCACTCACACAAATACTGTGGCCGCTGCGGATAAGGTGGAATTACAAGGCACGGCAGCTTCGACAGAAGTAAGTCAGACAAGCAGTAATAACTTTGGGTATCTTGGCTACAGTGGTGCAGGCGAGTGGAAAGGGCAAAGATTTAAAGCTACCGCCAACCTTAACGGTGTCTCGCAACTGGGGATTGAAATAAAGTCAAATGGCTTTGGTGGCACCTCACCAGCAGTGAGGGTACATGTTTTCAGTGATTCATCCGGCAATGTTGGTTCGTCCATAAGTACAACTGGCTATGCTGCTATTGCATCCGGAGCATGGCCCGCAACCGGGAATTATGCCACCGTAACCGTAACCCTTGATTCTTCACTTGTTAGCAATACCTATTATTGGGTTGTTTGTCAGCCGCAGTCCGGCGATGCCAGCAATTATGCAAAATGGGCATTACAAGATACCGACGTGTATGGTGATGGCTATGCGGCATACTCCAATAATGGCGGCTCTAGCTGGTCAAATCAGACCACTTATGATTATGCGTTTAAAATCAACTTTCTTGGTTCATATTCCACATCAGGGACATATACCCATGTTGCCCAGGACGTAAGCGGGGCGGGGCAGGTAGGGACTGCTACCATGGCTTTTAATGTTACTACGCCTGCCGGAACCACTATAACCGTGTATGTAAGAATATCCACGGATGGCGGCAGCACATGGGGGTCATGGGCAGCAAAAAATAGTGGTGACACAATAATTGCCGCAGACACAATACTGTCAAGTTATAGGGTTCAGTGGAAAGCGGAATTTGTAACCACGGACACTACAAAAACGCCCAGCTTACTTGATGTAACAGTTGCGGTTACAGCCAGGAGTCAGACGGCAGGAAATTGGGTGTCACCAACTTTAGATCTGACCAATACGCCCCTAACGGCTACACTATCGTGGACACAGACAACACCGGCTAATACATCGGCAGAATGGCAGACCCGGGTAAGTGATAACGGCACTGATTGGGGTGACTACCGGACAATAAATGCCTCTGGGGATGGTATCCCGCTAGGGCGGTATGCTCAGATAAAGATAGTTTTGACCGGGACTGCAGCGGCAACGCCCACGATTTCGGATTTCACCGTTGCCTATACAACCAGTTACACCACGGCGACCAGTATAAAAACCGGGCTCTCTGGTAACCGAGTAAGGTTTGCAGACTACAGCCCGAAAGATTACTGCATTTTCTGTGATGGCGGCAGGCCTCAGATTGTTTACAAGGACGGCACCGGCACAGTAACAGTCCGCAATGCTGGAGTAGATCCCCCTGCGAGTGCGCCAACCATTGCAGATGGCGGGGCGGGAAGTCTTACCGGGACGTATTACGGCAAGGTAACATATGTAAATGACGACGGGGCAGAGAGTAACGCTTCTTCTGCTTCCGGTTCCCTGGTGATAACCTCTAAGCAAATAGCATGGTCTGGTATACCGACAGGACCAGCGGGAACGGCATCAAGGAAGCTGTACCGGACGAAAGCGGGGGGTAGTGTGTATTACCTAATTGCCACCATCGAGGACAACACTACCGCCACCTACACCGATACTACAGCGGATACTGCCCTTACCACTTTAATGGAGGATGATAACAATATCCCACCCGGCGCTAAAATAGTGTTTGAGTTTATGAACTACATGTTTTACGTGGCGGCAGATGATGAGTCCCAGCTATGGTTTGCCAAGGTGGGACAGCCTGAACAAGTGCCCAATATAGCCACGTCCATGTTCTTCAAGTCGATGCCTGGGGCAATCCTTGGCATTGAGGCAACTCACAACGCCCTGGTGGTCGGTGGGGAGGACTTTGTGGACCCGATTATAGCCACCAGCGTAGGACATATATTTGACTCAGACCCCACGGTGGATACGACCATTGTAAAGCATATCGACAAGGCCGGGGCATTGTCCCATGAATCCATTAAGATGTGTGTGGACCCTGAATTGAGACAGATCATGATATTCCCCACGGTAACAGGGGTTCGGTTCTTACTCCCGGGGCTTCAGGAGAATAGCCTTGAGTCGGTGCCATTAAGCAGGAACATGCAGACATACTATGACCAAGCGGTTAACCGACACAACATGGCCGCAGCGTTCTTTAATAACAGGTATATCCTCTCATTCACCTGGCAGGAACCGGGGGCGGCCACAGCTACAGCGAACAATGTTATTTTCGTGTACGACTTCAGAAGTAAGCAATGGTACGGCCCGTGGACCATTGGGGCAAGTTGCTTTGCCATAGCCGGTAAGGAGCTTTACTG